ATGCCCGGCATGATGTAAATAAAAATTAAAAAGTGCCGTAAATACGATGGTTAAGGCATTTGTAAGGCCTTGAAAATCGTGCTCAGAGAACAAAACGAGAACCAAAAAATAAGCTCCTTGCGAAATCAACCGCAAGGGGCTTATTTTTATGCCTTATTCAGCAGTTTATCAAACTTTTCTGCCGTCTCCGTGGCCAACGTTTTGGTGATGTGCAGATATATCTGCCGTGTCGTCGTATCGTCAGCATGGCCCAAACGCTTCATGATTTGTACCAGGTCTATGCCGGCCTCTGCCAGCAAAGACGCATGGGTGTGACGGAAAATATGGGGGTGTATGTGAAGGCTCACCGGGTTATCCATCAAACGCTGAATACGGTCTATACGAGTCTGTACGAGCCGCTGGGTAAGCGGATGGCCAGGATGAGCCGGAGCCGTAAAAACGAAGCTCAATTTACTGCCTTTGGGATAATGCCACAGCTCTTTATATTCCATCCGGAGTTTAGAAACTTGGAACTTGAATGCAGCCAGTACCTTTTCTAGGTGTGCCGGCATGGTGACCACTCGAACCGATGTTTCTGTTTTTGGGGGAAGCAGCTCATATTTTTCAGCGTTATTCGTCGGGTTGTAAAGCGTTTTGGATACTTTGACCACATTCTTTTTGAAGTCTATATCTTCCCAGGTGAGAGCCAGGGCCTCGCCAATCCGTAAGCCCGTATAAGCCAGCAACGTAAATAAAGGATAATCGGGCGCGATTCCTTTTTCCTTCGCTGTTTGCAGGAAATCGAGAAGCTGAGACTTTTCCAAATAAGCAGGCACGTTTTCGTCTGGATCTACGATTTTTCGCTTTGGCCGGGGTACTGTAGCAAACTCCGTCGGGTCTGAATAAATAAGCTCGTATTCTATGGCCCGTGTAAAAATCATTTTAGCTGTAGCATGGATACCTGAAATGGTATTCGGAGCCAGCGTCTTGGTAAGAGACAGTAACGCATCTTGATATTGCTTCTTATGAATTTCTTGAACGGGGATTTTTTCAAAGTACCGGTTCAGGTGTCCAAGCTGGTGTTTTCGGATCCGAACAGAGGATACTTTGGCGACGGCCGCGTATGCCTTTAGCCACTCTTTTGCAAAATCCCCAAACGTCACGGCTTCCGGACGTGCGAATCCCTTATTCCGATACTGCTGCAGCGCTTCCTCTCCAGCTATCCTAGCGTCCTTTGCGCGCTTGAAACCACCTTTTTCTTTTTGCTGTCTTTTTCCCGTCTGTGGGTTTTTACCTATATCAATTTTGTAGGCCCATAGTCCTGACGGTTTTTTATAAACGTGCATGATTTCCCTCCTTTCTTTATTAACATATCCTGGCATCGTGTTCCAGCACGGTGCCAGGATTTTTTTTATGTTTTGAAATATCTTACCTTTTTCAGAAAATAGTCGAAAGATAGTTGCAACTTACGACAAATTAAGCGCAACTTACTATAGCAAAGCGCAACTTATGCATGAGCAACGCAACTATCTAACGCAAAAACGCACTTTTGCAATGGTTACATTATTGATAATCTTGAATGATTAAGTCTCGAATGCGATTGGCAGCATCAACACGTTCAATTACACTGGGCGACCAACTATATCTAGTTGCACGACCTTTTCCCAAAGAAAAAATGATATGATTGTCGATAAGCGTGTTCAATGCTTTGCGAACCTTATAAGCTGATAAGCCTGTGTCTGATATAATTTGCGATTTACTAACATTCTTTTTTTCATTGATGTAAGCTAATACTTTTCTTGTATCATTATCTAATTCTGGATGTGCTCCACGTGGAGTAGCAACCCATAATTTCAGCGTAGTTGAATCAGTGGTGACTTCAAGTTCAGGCATTTGATATTTGTTGGCAATTGCAAATGTAAGAATTGTTTTTCCGCCTGTGCCCGCACGGTCAGATATACCCATTCGTCTGAAAAAGGTAATCAGTGTGTTATTACGCGGCAGAGATTTTCCACCTGCAAAAAATTGGGTAACAGAAACACGCATCATTCCGGGATTGTGAAAAGTATAAAAATAATTATCAACAACAACTTTTATATCAGAAGTATTATCAAAATAATCAGCGTGGATAAGCATGTTTGCAAGAGCTTCACGTAAGGCGGTCTTTAGCTCCACGGGAGACTTACGGATGCTATTTTCATCAAGTTCAAAAGAGTCTTCGATGGTTGCGTTTAATTTTTCACGAACAATTTGGAAAAATCCAAATACATTCAAGTCTTTGTAGTTAAGGTCTCCAGTAGAAACACGATCAATCCACCTGTCAGTGGCAGAAATGCCACGACGGTTTATATATTCCAGGTGAAATTGTGGCAATTTGCTACGGATTGCATCATATGTTCCTAGAAATAAAAGGCCAGCGATTGTAAGTTTAGGTCTTCTTTTATCTTTTCGATCTAATTGGAATACACCCATTTCTATCAGAAATTCCAGATTATCCATTTCCAGATAATGCATCGATGGATTTCTAGCATTAATTATATTTTTGAATGCTAAAACACTTTCAAGATTCAAATCTTCAAGAGTATATTCATCTAATAATTCACTATCTAGGTCATCAGAAGCATTTCGTATAAAACGTCGAAGCTCATCATCAGAAACAATATAATCTCCTTCGTTTTTTCGTATATAGGTATAAGCGTAATTGTTGTTAAGATAAACTGGCTTTTTCGATTGCTCTTGTTCTGGAATAAAAATCGAGATTATACATTTACCGTCGATAGTATGCTTTATCACATTTTTATCTTCTAATAGATTGTGGCTTATTTTTGATTTATTATTGGCAGTGTTAAAAAGATCTCGAATGATCTGGTCCGGATTATTTACTCCAGTGATAGAGATATGCGGCTTTTCTTTGACTCCTAAGATAATAAAACCACCATGCGTATTTGCAAAAGCAGAGTATGTTTCCCAAATGTCTTTCGGTAATTTATTTAATGATTCTTTAAATTCAAGCTCGTTAGATTCTGCTTGTTCACACAAATTATTAATAATTTGCGTGAGATCTTGTTTTATAGACAAATTAACCCCTCCTGGAAAGTGTGTGAATTTTTGCGCAATAATTATGTAGCGCCATATGAAAGATATGTTGCGTAGGAATGGCAATCAGTATTTTGCGTGCGAAAATCGTGCGAGAATCGTGCGAAAATCAGGTGAAGGAGTGAGGGTACGATAGCTAGGAACCCTTGCAATGCAATGGATGGGAGCGATTTTCATCGTGCGATAATCGTGCGATAATCGTGCGAAAATTGTGTGTTTTATCATGGTCTTTTTCTTTCTGTATTACCTTTCTTAAAGTTTCCCCCGCAGCTCCACGACTCTTCCGAGGATACGGACGGGAAGGTCGGCGATTTCTTTGTTGGAATAGAAATGGGGCTCGTACACGCTGGTGTTGGTGGCGATGAGGGTAATTCCTTCGGGCTGTTTCTTGACGCGCTTCACGGTGGCCTCATCGCCATTCACGAGGACGATGGCGACATCTCCGCTGTCTACGTCATCCTGCCGTCGGACAATGACGACGTCGCCTTCCATCATCCGTGGTTCCATCGAGTGGCCATGGATTTTTAATGCAAAAAAATCGCCACTTGCCGCAAGCTCCGGGGTGATTTCTTCGTAGTCCAGTATCTCCTGCACGGCCTCGATGGGTATGCCGGCCACGACGCGCCCCAGCACCGGGATGCGGACGCCGCGGCCTGCAGGGGAAGCTGTCTTAGTTGATGGAAGTAAATCTTCCAATGGAGTATTTGTTGCCGTAGCTATTAATTGAAGGGTAGAAACACTTGGGTTATACCTATCTTTTTCTATATCACCAATATAAGAGCGGGAAAGCTCTGTTTTTTTAGCCAGTTCTAATTGTGTCAATCCAGCCGACTTTCTCGCTTCTTTAATTCGTTCACCTATGCTTTTCATGATAATCCCTCCTTATTTTGCCTTGTGCGGTTTTTCCGTCTTTTGAGACCATTATAATATAAATATGACGGAAATACTATTGACAAAATGACGGAAATACTGTACACTTACTTTGCAAGACGGAAATACAAGTAATTAAAGAAGGGAGGTGGTATAGTGAATAAAATTGGAGAGGTGCTCAAGTCCGCTCGTGAAAAGGCTGGATTAACTCAATTGGAATTATCTGGGATGGTCGGTGTTTCGCGTGCATATTATGCAGATGTGGAAAGAGGCCGATACACTCCGAGCTTGAAAGTATTATCGAGGTTGGCCGATATTTTAGGAATCGACCTTAATTTTTTGAAACAAAATGACGGAAATACAAGTAATTAAGGAGGCGAGCAATATGGTAAAGAAGCTGACAATGGAGCCTTATAGAGACTGCACCGGCACCCAGGCGTGGCAATTCAGCAGTCCCAAAGGAGGCAATCTTACCATAGCAGACATCCATAATTTTCTGGCAGAAACGTTTGGCGGTGGTGTATACCTGGCCGTCATCAATGCCAACGACGGCGAGCTGGTGGATAAAATCAGCGCCGTAGACGCGTATGACGCCAGTGATATGGAAAGGTTTTTATAAAAGGAGGCGAGCAGCATGACGAGCGAAGAAAAGCTGGCCATTGTATTGCAATTAGTGAATGGGCTAAAAGCGAACGAATGGCGACGCATCAAAACCATCATTGACCGTCAATATGAAGAAAAGGCCACCAAGCTGGCACTTGATGACCTTTCCTGCGAATCAATAAAAAGATGGTTTGATATGGAATCTTCAAAAAATTAATTATCTGGAGGCTAAAATGGAAAACTATATTTTTATTTGTCTAATGATTTTAGTTTCAACCATTATTAATGTTACCGTTGCGGGATGGTTGGCTGTAAAGATGGGAGAGTTTATGTGGGAAAAAATCCAAAAACTATAGGCAAATCTTTTTAAAGACATCTCCAAAAGGTGTAATAGAAAACGACCCACTGGAAACTTCCATACTACTGTAATTGTCTGGATGCTCTTGAACTATCTTTGTACCTTGTTTATATTCATCAAAAACTTCGTAGGCCTTGTAAATAGTTTCGTCAACGAGTGATGAAACATGGCTCAACTCAACAATTCCAAGGCGGGATAAGTTATTGATAGAAATTGCATTGTTTTCGAAGTTAGTTTCTATCAAACCTGGAATGTAGATAATGTCTTTGCCTAAAGAAGTATAGGACTTACGATCATTGGCATATAGTCTGAATTCAGCCAATGGGCCTACCTTAGGTAATATTTTCAATAGTTTGGCGTCGTTAGCAGACATTTGCTTAATGATTTCTACAAAAGCAATATGAACTTTATCAGAACTTCGTGCATCAAATTCAGCCGCTATTAATTTAGCAAACATTTTTCGTACATCCGTTTTTTCTACGTAATATTTTGATGCCTCTAATGCAGGCCCGATAACACTAATGTCGGGATTATTATTAATTGAGTCGTTTGGGATTTTACTTACTTCATCATCGATGTCTTTTGCATAACGGCGAATATTCGCTTCAACAGTTTGCTTGAGTTTTTCATCCCATCTACCAAAGGTTGCTTGCCAAAGCAGATTTAGCGTTTTTGCAGGAGCGTCAGCTCCTTTGGTAGCGAGTGAGGTCAGAGCTGCTGTTGCTACTGATACGGTGATTGGATCCATTAGAATCTCTCCTTTTTTAAATAAACAGAATTAGAAGTTTATGAGCAAAAATTAATACGTATAGTCATCACTTCCCTTCATGGTCATTATACCAGAACGGGAGAAGAAAGGAGAAAATCATGAATCAAGACATTTACAAGGGATTGCCATCTATTTTAACGGCAAAGGATGTGGCCGAATTTTTGCGGATTGGCATGAACCAGGCTTACGAAATCATTCATGAAATCGGGTTCCGGTATGGGCGTACCGTCCGGTGTACCAAAAATCAATTAATCAACTTCGTGGAAGGAGGTGGAAGAAACCATGAAGACGATGGAAATTTACGAACACAAAGCTATTAAGCTAAAGCGCAAGCCGCGCTTCCGGGCCGTCCGTAGCGCGATGGTCATTGTGGCCGCCTTCGGGGTCGGGCTGTACATTGGCAGCACGACGCCATGGTCCCAGGCCGAAACGGTCGCCACTGATACGGCCCGCGTCCACATTGTGAATGAAGGAGAAACGTTGTGGCAGATTGCCGGGCCAGTAGCTGACAAGACCGGCCAGGATATCCGGGAGGTCATCTACCAACTCCAAGTCAACAACGACTTGGGACCGAATCCGACATTAAAGCCAGGCCAGCGGCTGGTCATCCGCTACTAAAAAAAAATGGCTGCTGCCGGCAACCGCCGACAACAACCACATACCAAAATACTCAAATTTATTATACCAGATGGAGGCTATTATGTCAGTAAAAATCAGACAGTTAGAAATTGAAAATGTGAAGCGCGTCAAGGCCGTTACGCTGACGCCGACGGAAAACGGGCTGACCGTCATCGGCGGCCGGAATGGCCAGGGCAAGACTTCTGTATTGGATGCCATTGCCTGGGCACTGGGCGGGAACAAGCTCAAGCCGTCCGAATCGCAGCGTATTGGCAGCGCCGCTCCGCCGTCTATCCACATCGAACTCAGCAACGGCCTGGTTGTGGAACGCAAGGGGAAGTCTTCGGCCCTTCATGTCATCGACCCGTCAGGGCAGAAAGCCGGCCAGCAGCTCTTAGACAGCTTCATCGAAAAGCTGGCCCTGAACCTGCCGAAATTCATGGATGCCCGGAACGATGAAAAGGCCGAAACACTGTTGCAGATCATCGGCGTCGGTGACCAGCTGGCCGTTTTAGATCGTCAGGAAAAGTCACTGTACAATCAGCGCCTGGAAGTCGGCCGGATTGCCGACCGCAAGAAGAAGCATGCGGAAGAACTGGCCTGGTATCCCGATGCGCCGGCAGAACCGGTCAGCGCATCTGAACTCATCAAGCGACAGCAGGCCATCCTGGCCAAGAATGCCGACAACCAGCGCAAGCGGGATATGCTGGAAAGTTTAAGGGATCAGCAGACCTACATCGACGTGGAACTGGACAAAATTGATGACAAAATGAATGAACTGGAATCTAAGAAGAAAGCGCTCATCAATGAACGTACCGCCGTCACGGCTGACATCAACAGCGCTGAAACAGCTTCAGTGAACTGGCAGGATGAAAGTACGGCCGAACTGGAACAGGATATTGCCAACATTGACGCTATCAATACCAAGGTCCGGGCGAATGCCGAAAAGAACCGGGTCCAGGCCGAAGCCGATGAGTTGGCCGGGCAGTACGGCGACCTGACCCAGCAGATTGAATCCGTGAAAGAACAGCGGATGAAACTGCTGGATTCGGCAGACATGCCCCTGCCAGGGCTGTCGGTCCAGGATGGCGAGCTGACGTATAACGGCCAGAAGTGGGACTGCATGAGCGGCGCAGAACAACTGCAGGTCGCTACGGCCATCGTACGCAAGCTCAACCCGGACTGCGGCTTCGTCCTCATGGACAAGTTAGAGCAGATGGACCCGGAAACCCTGGCCGCCTTCGGCAAATGGCTGGAAGGGGAAGGCCTCCAGGTCATCGCTACCCGCGTCGGGACCGATGACACCTGCAGTATCATCATCGAAGATGGGTATATCAAAGAAGAACGCTCCCAGGAAACTCCACAGCCGGCACCGAAAGCAGAAACGCCGAAATGGACGCCTGGCACGTTCTAGAAAGGAGTAAATCATGAAGATCATCTCAGGGAAAATCATAAAGCCTCAGAAAGTCGTCATCTACGGCCCGGAAGGTATCGGCAAGTCAACGTTTGCCGCGCAATTCCCCAAGCCTCTGTTCATCGACACGGAAGGCAGCACGTCGCACCTCGAAGTAGACCGCCTGCCCAGGCCGACGTCCTGGCAGATGCTCAAGCAGTATATCAAGGACCTCAAGGGAGATACGATGGGCTACCATACCCTGGTCATCGATACAGCGGACTGGGCTGAACGGCTCTGCGAAGAAGCTGTCTGCCAGTCAAATGGGAAGGTAGGTATTGAAGACTTCGGGTATGGCAAGGGCTACACCTACGTCAAAGAAGAATTCGGTCGGCTCTTAGACAACCTGTCAGATCTCATTGACACCGGCATGAATGTTGTCCTGACGGCTCACAGCATTATCCGCAAGTTTGAACTGCCCGAAGAAACGGGGGCATACGACCGGTATGAGCTGAAATTGGGGCAAAAGGCCGGCAACCAGTGTGCCGCCCTGGCCAAGGAATGGGCGGACATGGTTCTCTTCGTGAATTACAAGGAAATCGTCATCACGACGAAGGACAACAAGAAGAAAGTCAGCGGTGGCAAGCGGGTCATGTATACGGCACACAATCCTTGCTGGGATGCTAAAAACCGGCACGGCCTGGCCGAAGAACTGCCTTTTGACTATCAGGAAATCGCGCACTGCATCCCGGTCAATACAGCGCCGCCGCAGCCGCCCGTTTCTCCTGCAGTATCGCCGCAGCCGGCACCTGCTGAATCGGACCCGATTCCGGAAGCACCTGCCCCGCCCAAAGAATCGCCGCAGCCGCCTGTCCAGGCAGAAGCCGAACAGGCCGACGTCCAGGCGAACGAAGATATTCCCCAGGCCCTGGCGGACCTCATGGCAGCCAACAATGTTACGGCCCAGGACATTCAGCAGGCCGTGGCTCATAAGGGATATTTTCCGGCAGACATGCCGATTGCAGACTACCCGGAAGATTTCGTTATGGGATGCCTTGTAGCGGCTTTTCCGCAGATGTTGCAGGTCATCAATCAGTTAAAGAAAGTTCCGTTTTAATAGGAGGTAATAACAATGACAGAAGAACGCGCATTTAGTTGGGATGATGAATTTACCGAAGTGGACGACTCGTTTCAAATCGTCCCTCCCGGTGATTATGATTTTACGATTGTTGAATTCGAACGGGCCCACTTCGACGGCAGCGACAAGATGCCGCCCTGCCCGATGGCCAAGCTGACATATGAAGTGCAGACGCCGGACGGCACGAAAGGGCGCATCCGCCAGAATCTCTTCCTGCACTCCAAAAGCGAATGGCAGCTGACTAACTTCGCCTGCGCTGTCGGTATGATGCAGCGTGGCGATGGCCATTTCCGGATTGCCTGGAATCAGCTCATCGGAGCCACAGGCCGTATGCAGGTCAGTGTCCGCAAGTACAACGGGAAAGACTACAACGATGTGAAACGCTTCTACGACAAGACGGCAGCTCCCAAGGCTTCACAGCCGCAGAGTCAGCCGGCACAGCGTCCTGCTTACACACAGGGGGCGTTCTAAATGAGCAGCGACGTCACGCTGCGTCCCTATCAGCAGGAGGCCGAACAGGCCGTCCTGCATGAATGGGACAGCGGCTATACCAAAACACTCCTGGTCCTACCAACAGGATGCCATGCCATCGGAGAAACAGTATTGTTAGCGAATGGAAGCATTAAAAAGGTGGAAGATGTCCAGCTAAAAGATTGCCTATTGGGGAGCGATGGTACTCCCCGGCATATCCTTCAAATCATCCGCGGAGAAGGATATTTGTATAAAATTTGCCCGGTAAAAGGCAAACCTTTCGTCGTAGATGAAAATCATATGCTGACATTAAAACGAACCAAAGAATCGAATCATCCTGTATATCCAAGTGAAAAACATGGTGGTGAAATTATTGATGTTTCTGTAAAAGAATGGCTTACCTGGAGCAAGTGGAAAAAACATATCCACAAACTGATTCGAGCAGATGCCATTACTTTCTATCATTCTCATCAAGCCGATTATCCTATTGATCCTTATTTCTTGGGAATATTATTAGGAGATGGCAGTTTGAATGGAGCCTCTGTCAGTATTACAACAATGGATGCTGAAGTAGTAAATGTCATTCACCAACAAGCAGAATTATTGGATTTGCGGATTCGTACAGAACCTGCCGGGAAGGCGACAACCTATATTTTTGCCAGTAAAAAAGCATACACTCGCTCCGCCTTTATTCGTTCTTTGAAAGATTTAGGCTTAAGAGGGGAAACTTCTGCTACAAAACAAGTGCCTGATATATATATAACGGGTCCTATAGCTGTACGTCTCAACATCATTGCTGGATTGTTAGATAGCGATGGCCACCTTACATGTAACGGCTATGATTTTATTTCTAAATCCGAACGCCTTTCTAATGATTTAGCCTTTATGTGTAGATCGGTTGGGCTCGCGGCCTATGTTACACCCTGTAAAAAGGGATGCAATAATTTTGTAGGAACATACTACCGGGTCAGTATTAGTGGGAACTGCGATAAAATTCCTATGAAAGTTCAGCGAAAAATGGCTACTCCACGAAAACAAAAGAAAAATGTTCTTGTTACCGGGTTCACTGTGGAACCCATTGGGACAGGCGCATACATCGGCTTTACTGTTGATGGAGACAACCGTTATTTATTAGATGATTTTACAATCACCCATAATTGTGGCAAGACCATTGTCTTCGCCAAAATCGCTGAGGACCGGGTCCGGGTCGGCGAACGGGTCCTTATCATGGCCCATCGCGGCGAACTGCTGGAGCAGGCCAGCGATAAGATTGAGAAAGCTACGGGGCTGAAAAGTGCCGTGGAAAAAGCCGAACAGACCTGCATCGGGTCCTGGCGGCGCATCGTCGTCGGCAGTGTCCAGACGCTGACACGGGAAAAGCGGCTGCATCAATTCGCGGCAGACTACTTCGATACAATCATCATCGACGAAGCCCATCACAGCGTTTCAGACAGCTATCAGCGCATCTTGCAGTATTTCGGCGATGCCAAGGTCTTAGGCGTCACGGCCACGCCGGACAGGGCCGATATGCGTAATCTGGGGAGCTACTACGATAGCCTTGCTTACGAATACAGCTTAGTCCAGGCCATCAAAGAAGGCTACCTCTGCCGTATCGTGGCCCAGACGATCCCGTTACAGATCGATATTTCCGGCGTCGGTTTTTCGGCCGGCGACTATAAAGCCGGTGAACTGGGGACGGCACTGGACCCATATCTTGGCCAGATTGCCAGGGAAATGCAGACCTACTGCAAGGACCGCAAGACCGTCGTCTTCTTGCCGCTCGTTGCGACAAGCCAGAAATTCTGTGACATCCTGAATGAAGCCGGCTTCCGGGCCGCCGAAGTCAATGGCAACAGTGAAGACCGGGCGCAGGTCCTGGCCGACTTCGATGCCGGTAAATACAACGTCCTCTGTAATTCGATGCTGCTGACGGAAGGCTGGGACTGCCCATCTGTAGACTGCGTCATCGTCCTGCGGGCTACGAAGAGCCGCAGCCTGTACAGTCAGATGGTCGGACGCGGCACGCGGCTCTTCCCAGGCAAGAAAGAAGTGCTGCTCCTCGACTTCCTCTGGAACACGGAAAAGCATGAGCTGTGCCGCCCGGCCTGCCTCATCGCCGAAACGGAAGACGTGGCCAAGAAGATGACCGAGAAGCTAAACGAATCCGGCGAACCGGCAGACCTGGAAATCTTAGAAAAAGAAGCGGCAGAAGACGTTGTCGCCGACCGCGAAGCCGCTCTGGCCGAAAAGCTGGCCGCCATGAAGAAGCGCAAGCGGAAACTGGTGGATCCGCTGCAGTTTGAAATGTCCATCCAGGCGCAAGACCTGGCAGATTACGTGCCTTCGTTTGGTTGGGAAATGATGCCGGCGTCGGACAAGCAGCTGAAGGCCCTGGAAAAGTTCGGCATCTTCCCCGATGAAATCGAAAACGCCGGCAAGGCCAAGCTGTTACTGGACCGGCTCATCAAGCGCAAGGAGCTGGGACTTGCGACGGCTCGGCAAATCCGGCTGTTGGAGGCCCGCGGCTTTCGGCATGTCGGCACCTGGTCCTTTGCAGCGGCGTCTAAGCTCATTGGCCGCATTGCCGCTGCTGGCTGGCGGATGCCGGCCGGTATCATCCCGGCGACGTACCAGCCAGAATAAAGGAGGGCGGGCATATTGGAAAACATCAATCTCATACCCCTCCTGGACTATATTGACCCGTCGTTCTGCACCTATCAGGAGTGGGTAAATGTAGGTATGGCGTTAAAACTCGAAGGCTACAGCGTCGCCGACTGGGATACCTGGAGCCTTCGCGACGCCGGCCGGTATCATTCCGGCGAATGTGTCCGGAAATGGAACACTTTTGACAATAACGCTACGTCTTTAGTCACCGGCGCTACGATTGTCGACATGGCAAAGCGGGGCGGCTGGACCTCATCAGCCGGCCCCGACATCGCCTATGACTGGGACGACATGATTCCCGAACGGGATGACCAGGTCGTCGTTGACAAGAACTGGGTCGAAGGGCGGGAGCTGGAAGCTCCCGGCGATAACTGGGACCCGGTCAAAGACCTCATCAAGTATCTTTCGACGCTGTTTGATAGTACCGACTACGTAGGATATGTAACGAGCTCCTGGGAAAAAGACGGGAAGTTCCTGCCGAATAAAGGGAACTATGGCCGTACTGCAGGGGAACTCATCGAAGAGCTGACGGTCTGTGACGGGGACCTGGGAGCCGTCCTGGGGGACTACAACCCCAAGGTCGGCGCCTGGATCCGGTTCAATCCGCTGGACGGCAAAGGCGTCCGTAACGAAAACGTGACGGACTTCCGCTTCGCCCTGGTCGAGTCCGACTCGATGGAGCTGGAAAAGCAGAACGAAATCATCCGACAGCTGGAATTGCCAGTTGCCTGCCTGGTCTACAGCGGCGGGAAAAGCGTTCATGCCATCGTCCACATCGATGCCGGCAACTATGAAGAATATCGGAAGCGCGTCGATTACCTCTATGCCATCTGCCGCAAGAACGGCCTGGCCATCGACACGCAGAACCGCAACCCGTCCCGGTTGTCCCGGATGCCTGGCGTTATTCGAGATGGCAAGAAACAGTATCTCATCGACACCAACCTGGGCAAGGAAAACTTTGCGGAATGGCGCGAATGGATCGAGGCCGTCAACGACGACCTGCCGGAACCAGAAAGCCTGAAAGACGTATGGAACGACCTGCCGCCGCTATCGCCGTCACTTATTGAGGGCGTGCTGCGGAAAGGGCACAAGATGATGCTGGCAGGCCCCTCTAAAGCCGGCAAGTCCTTCGCCCTCATCGAGATGGCCATTGCCATCGCCGAAGGGCGGAAGTGGCTCAACTGGTACTGCTCCCAGGGACGCGTCCTGTACGTCAACCTGGAACTGGACCGGCCGAGCTGTCTTCACCGCTTCAAGGACGTGTATGACGCCCTGGGATGGCCGGCCAACAACATTGCCAATATCGACGTTTGGGAACTGCGCGGCAAATCCATCCCTATGGACAAGCTGGCGCCGAAGCTCATCCGTCGGGCATCCAAGAAGAACTACACGGCCATCATCATCGACCCGATTTATAAGATCATCACTGGTGACGAAAACAGCGCCGACCAGATGGCCCACTTCTGCAATCAGTTCGACAAGGTCTGCACCGAGCTGAACTGCGCCGTCATCTATTGTCACCATCACAGCAAGGGCGCCCAGGGAAGCAAGCGGTCCATGGACCGGGCCAGTGGCTCCGGCGTCTTCGCCCGCGATGCCGACGCCCTGCTGGACATGATTCAGCTGAACACGTCGGACCAGGTCGGCCTGCCTGGAACGGCCTGGCGCATCGAGGGGACGCTCCGAGAATTCGAGCCCTTCAAGCCCTTGAACGTGTGGTTCGAGTATCCCATCCATCGCGTCGACGACAGCGGCGAGCTGGAAAAGCTCACGCCAGATTGCGACAAAGACCCGCGGCAGAAGGGAAGGGAAACACGGACAAGACAAAAAAAGGATAAAATGGCTCAGCTTGAAAGCGCTTATAATGCTTGCCTGATTAATGGACAAGTAACAGTTAGCGATTTAGCTGAATACATGGATATAACCCCTAAAACTATTAGGAACTACATAAAAGAAGGTGAAAAATTCGTCATTAAAAACGGAGTGATTGAAAAAAGTGAATAGGGAAATTCGTACCAATTTCCCTATTTCCTCATTATGTATAACGTTGAATAATCAAACGGAAAATGGTACGAATTTCTGCATAAAAAAAGGGAAAAAGGGAAGGAAAATCGTTATATATATAAAGAATTTCCCTTTGCATAAAATCCGTGTGGGTCCTGGGGAAAATAGTACTAAAAAAATGGTGCTGAAAGCCACCATTTTCTTTTAACGTACTATTTCCCCTTACAGGACCATGCGGCGACGAAAGGAGTAGGGAATAATGACAGATAAAGACATGATTCATTTCTTCGTACCCATGCAGCGGATTCCGTCGGCGACGCATCAGATGAAGAAGCTCGTCGTCGGGCGTGATGGCAAGCCCCATACGTACGAGCCGCCGGCCGTCAAAGAAACGCGGGCCCTGTTCATGGCCAGCTTTGCAAAGTTCCGCCCGGACCAGCCTATCATGGGGCCCGTAGCCTTGACGACGAAATGGATGTACTCGCCGACGAAACTGCACCTGGAAGGGACCTGGAAGGCGACCAAGCCCGATACGGACAACCTGGTCAAGATGCTCAAGGACGTCCTGACGTCGCTGGGCTTCTGGCGGGATGACGCCCAGGTCGCGTCGGAATGTATCCAAAAGTTCTACGCCCCGCAGTCCGGCATCTACGTCCAGATCGAACCGCTGGACGACGATTAGGAGGCGCCTATGGGACGGAATGAAATGATTGCCCGGGCCCGGTCGGCGTTCCGTGAAGTCCTGGAAGCCATGGAAACCCCTCATGCCCAGCTCTTGCAGCGGGATCCGGACATCAAAGGGCTGGTTGAAAACATCGTGCAGCATGTGGAAAATGCCAGGAAGCCGGAAAACTGGCCCGTCGAGGAATATCCCGACGACTTCGAGAAATACCATCCGTCGGACCGGTGGCAATGGGCCTGGCTGCTTTTACAGGCGGCCTTCCTGGACAGCGACTTCGCGACGATCCTTTGTGCGCTGCGGGCCAATGGCTGCGAGCTGGTCAAGGATGACGACTATGGCTATGTCATCCGGCCCATTATCGGTGGCCATGGCTGGAATAGTATCGACCAGTATAACGAAACGAAGGAGCCGCTGAACGATTATGTGAATTTATTATTACCTCTGCTGAAACGGCTGCGGGAAGAAGATCAGAAAGGTCATGTCGTCCCGCAGCGTGAACTGCAGCAGGGAAAGCTAGGAGGGAAAGGATGATAGAAATCAATCGGACGAAGGTCATTACGTGGAGGCTGATTGCCATATACTGTGTGGTATTCTGGATTGCCTTCACGGCAGCACTTATTTATTGCTTACAGTAGGAGGGATTACGATGGATGATAGTTGGTATGCACCCGGACCGGTACACTGCCGGCAGATGACGGAAGAAGAACGGCAGTTTTATCAGAAACAACGGCAAAAGCGACAATTCCCCTGGAGTTCGAAACAAGGCCAGCGTGATTTGAATGGCCATCAGTGGGGCAAACATTGCCCGCCGGTATTACGGTTTAAACGAAAGGCAGGTCATGGGCATGAAGATTAAAATCGATTTTGGCTCAATAAGCGTGAAGCCTATTAAAGTAGAGCCGTATCTTGCTAAACGTCTTATCTCGGTAGTCGACCTTTGGTGGAACTCAGTGCCTGGTGGGACGAAGCGCTACTATGGCACGAGAGGCTGGCAGCGTTCCTGCCGGAATCATGCCGTAAAAAGCCGGGTCCGCCATGCAAAACGAAAAGCGACCCGCGGGTATCGCTACAAAGGCGGCAAATAAAACGTTTTAGTTTCGCCGCTACGGCATTTAGATTCTTTTTGCGGTAAATTACACATAGACGGGAGGAGTAAGGGCGTGGGACGCAAAAATAGACGACGAAAGAAAGAGCCGTCACACACGCCATGGACTCGCCGGCCGGAGTCCCGGGAAGTCCGGAGCCGCTGCGCATTCTGCGGGCGGCTTCTGGATGACGGGGACTTCTACTGGTTCCCGGACGAGTTCGGGCAGTTTGTGCGCAAGTGCAAGAACGAGCGGGATTGCTCCGCTCATCGTAAAGACGAAGCCGAAGAGGCGTTCCGTCGTGCTTTAAAAGGGAGGTAGTTCAATGTCAATCGTTCAAGGCCATAATGATTATGTTCTGATTATTACCAATTATCTGCTAAACTATGTTGCCTTTACGGACTACATCAAAGATATGGAAATGCGTATCGACGATATTACCTGGACACTAGCTGAAGAGCCGGTTCCGAAAGTGCCGGCTTTGTCGGGGGCCGGTGGGTGTGGCGGCGGTGACGGGACGAGTCCGCAAGAATCGGACTACCTGCGTCATGAACAGCTCAAGGACGAACGGAAGCGACTGCAGCAGAACGTCAAGGACATCAAGACACGCATGGACCGCCTGGCGAAATGCTTCCACGAATTGGATGAAACGGACCAGAAGATTTTAGAGATCTACTACATCGACGGCGCGAAAAGCTGGGAATGGACGGCCAAGATGGTCAATGCCAGCACGTCGTTCTGCTTCAAGCACGGCAAAGACGCCTTGCAGGAACTGGCCAACCATTACTTCGGACTGCGAGCCATGCCCATACAAACACGATTTGTTTTTATCGATTAGGCGTTTTGTGGATAGATTGTGGATAACTTTTATTTGGGAAATATCCCGCGAATGAAAAAGGCGAAAAAGTGCGGTATAATGAAATCGTGAAAAGAGGGGCCGAAGGAATACAGCCTGATGGCGGTCATGCTGTGTTCCCGGCCCACACACTGTTGAGAAGAACTGCGCTGGAAGGTGGCCTCCCATCCGGCAAGGTTCTTTTTTTCATGCCTGAAAAGAGGATGGTGGTGAGCATGTAGTGAAGCTGACAGAGAAACAGAAGCGATTCATTGATTATTATATCGAGACCGGGAATGCCACGGAATCGGCACGGCGTGCCGGATATAGTGAGAAATACATAAATACTAACGCTTCAAAACTACTACAAAATACTACAATCAAGGCCGCTATCACTGCCAGGCTCAAAGCATTGGAAGATAAGCGTATCGCAAAGGCAGATGAGGTCCTGAAGTTCCTGACGGCGACGTTGCGCGGTGAAATCAAGGATGTACAGATTGTCGTTGAGGGCACGGGTGATGGATGTAGTAAAGCCAGTCTGGTAGAAACGCGGGCGTCTGTCCGCGACCGTATCAAGGCGGCGGAAAATCTGCTGAAGCGATACCCGTCCGATATGGATGCGAAAGAGCAGCAGCTAAAGCTGGCCAAGCTGGAACAGGAATTGAAAGACGCTGGGCAGGATGACGATAACGACGTCCAGATTATTGATGACATAGGAGCGGACTATGAAGACCATAAGACTGAGTAATATCATAGCGCCTCACTTCTGGGCCTTGCATCAGGATATAAAGCGGCATAGCCATACCTATTATTGGCTGGAAGGCGGCCGCGGATCTACGAAGTCGTCGGACGTCAGTGTCGAGATTCCACAGCTTATCATCAAGAATCCTGAATGTCATGCCGTTGTATTGCGGAAGATTGGTAATACCATCAAGAACAGCGTCTACCCTCAAATGCAGTGGGGCATTGATGCCTTGGGGTTGACGGACAAGTTCCGCTTCAAGACGTCTCCTCATGAGATTATGTACAAGAAGACCGGCCAGAAGATACTTTTCTTCGGCGTCGACGACCCGCAGAAAATCAAATCTATCAAATTACCGTTCGGCTATGTCGGTATTTGTTGGATTGAGGAGCTGGACCAGTTCAGCGGTATGGAAGAAATCCGCAACCTTAACCAGTCACTGCTGCGCGGCGGTCCTGTCTTCTGGGAGTTCTGTTCATTCAACCCGCCGAAGTCGCAAAACAACTGGGTCAACGAAGAAAAGCTCTTTGATGATCCAGACAGGCTGGTCCATCATTCGACATATCTTGGCGTCCCCCGTGAATGGCTGGGGGAACGGTTCTTTGAAGACGCGGAGAAGCTCAAAGCGCGCAATGAAACGGCGTACCGCCACGAATACCTCGGCGAAGTCACGGGCACTGGCGGCGCTGTCTTTGAGAACGTTGAAGACATGGCCATGAGTGCCGAACTTGTCGGAAATTTTGACAGGTTGTACTACGGCCTAGACTTCGGTTTTGCTGTGGATCCGCTGGCTTATGTTGCTATGTACTACGATGCGAAACGAGAAGATCTGTATATCTTTGATGAGCTGTATAGGCAGAAGATGACGAACAGCCAGGCGGCTAAGGCCATCAAGCTTCGCATTAACGGCGGACGCATCCTGGCCGATGCAGCCGAACCGAAGAGCATTGCCGAAATGAGCGATTATGGGCTTCGCATTTCTGGCGCCCGCAAAGGGCCGGACAGCATAGACTTCGGGATGCGCTGGCTTCAGAACCGCGCGCATATCTACATTGACAAGCAGCGTTGCCCGAATACGTACAAAGAATTCGTCGCTTACGAATACGACCGCAACAAAGACGGTCAGTTCATCAGCGCTTACCCAGATGCCAATAATCATAGTATCGACGCGGTACGCTATGGGTTGTCTGAAATCATGAACCGGGATAAAATCGTATCCCGGCGCGTTAATTTTTAGGAGGGAGCTTTTATGGATTACACGCTGCTTAAAGACGCTTATTATGGGTCCGGCGGCTTTGAAACGGGCCAGTACCTGAACAAGCACAAACGGGAAGCAGATGACGATTACCGCTTCCGCCAGAAAAACGCATACTACTTGAATTACTTCAGCCCTATCGTCAACGCCCTGGTAGACCCTATTTTTAAAAGGCAGCCGTTGCGTGACTATTCCGGGCCGGCGGCTCCGACCATCAAAGAGTTTCTGAAAGACGTGGATACCAGTGGCACCGACATCCATATGTTCATGAAGCGGGCCGCCATCATGGCCAAGGTCTACGGCGTGTCGTTCATCGTCATCGATAACGTCCGTGAGCTACAGGCGCGGACGCTGGCCGAAATGCTGCAGCAGCGGGAATTCCCCTTTGCTTATGTTCTGGGGCCGCAGGATTTAGTAGAATATGGCGTTGATAAGACGGGCGCCTTACTGTACATCCAATTCCAGGAAGTTGCCAGTATCAAGGACGGCGCGCCTCAATATCGGTACGTTTATTATGACCGGAAGCGCTGGGAAGTCTGGGGCGATGAACTCATGAAGTCGTCTGGTGAGCATGGTCTTGGCTGCGTGCCGGTCGTACCTCTCTTTTCGCGGATGCTGGAGCAGAAGACAATGCGCCCGGTGCCGGACCTGCTGCCGATTGCCCGGACGGCCAAAGCCTTGTACAATCATTGTTCCTGGCTGGGTGAAATTTTGCGGAATCAGACGTTCCCGCTGCTGACAATTCCGTCGCTTGATGTCAATGACCTGGTCGTCGGGACGAACAACGCGTTGGGGTATAACCCGGACTGTAGTCATGCGCCGGCATTCATTGCCCCGCCGTCTGATCCGGCAACGGTCTTGCAGAATCAAATCGCGTCTCTCATCCAAGAAATGTATCGCATGGCCAACTTGTCCTTCGTCATCAATACGTCGCAGAACAACAATAGCGGCATCGCAAGGCAGTGGGAGTTTGAACGGACAAATCAGCAGTTGGCCAACTTCTCGCTGCAGTGTGCCAGAGCTGAAGAGTCTGTTATGGAAGTCGTGGCCAAGTGGCTGAACAGCGATATTGAGTACACCGTAACGTATCCCGATGACTTTGGTATCGTTGATGTGGCTAATGAATTGACCCAGGCGCAGATGGTCCTGGATATGGATTTGACAGACGGATTGCGGGAAGAAGTGCTCAAGAAAGTCATGGCAGCTTATTGCCCGGACATTCCTGACGAGCGCTTCGATGAACTCGTTGAGCAGATGCAGAAGTCAGAGGAAGATAAGACGAATGCAGAGCCGACGGCCCCCGAAGGACCACCAGAAGAGCCACCAACACCTAAGCCAGGCGAGGACAAGCCTGACGGGAGTGATGCTTGATGAAAAGCCCTATTTCGGGAATCTTGAAGCGGTTCAGCCAGGTATTCCAGCGGGCCGTTGACGCCGTTGCCCTTTACGTCATCGACAACTTGGATGAAGATGGGGATGTCAAGGCTGTTGTAGAACAGGCCTGGCTTACCTATAAAATCGGCGATGTCTTCATGGATGCTGTCAGACAGGCTGTAAAAGAAGCGTGTGAAGCCGGCTATGGCCAGACCATCCCTCTGCTCCCTTCGCAACTCGAAGAAGCCTGGGATGCGTCAGGAATGACTTTGTCGAAGAAACTCCATGGCGCTGATAAAGAAATGCGTGCCCGTGTCGTAAGCACTATCAAGGGACAGCTGAAACAGAACCGTCATGCCATGCAGGCGGCCCGGCAGCTGTATGATGGATACCGCAGCGGGCAGGCTGTCGTCAGGCGGCAGGAAATGCCGAAGTATTTGCAGGATATTGTGGATTTTGCCAGACGGTCGGAACTGACTACCGCAGATAGGGTGCAGATACTCCAGCTCGTCCGCAGAGCCCGCCGCCAAGTGGCGCTGATAGGAGAACATGGCGCGCCAAACCAAGCCCTTAGAACGGCGTACAGCGAGTTATTGAACGCCGTGGCCGATGGAAGCGAAACGGCGTTGGACAGGGCTGTTCATGTAGCCCTGGAAGAAAAGAGCCGTTACGTGGCCGAACGTATCGCCCGGACAGAAGCGGCCCGTGCCTGGGCTGATGGCTTCCATGCCCGTTACGATACGGACGATGATGTTGCCGCTTACAAGTGGACGCTGTCTAGCCGTCATCCTCATTACGACATCTGCGACCTGTACGCGCAGGCAAACCTTTGGGGCTTGGGCCCGGGCATTTTCCCGAAAGATAAGACTCCTGTACTGCCGGTTCATCCGCACTGCCTCTGTCATCTGTCGCTGGTCTATGTGACTGAAATCGACATGAGCCGGCAGCGCAATCAAATCAAGGATGGCGGTGATGCTTACCTCAAGCGGCAGTCACACTTGAAGCGCTGTCATTTGCTGGGTATTGACGGAGCCCGCGCCTGGGAACAGGGGCGAGCCGACTGGCGCCAATATATGCGTAATTGGTCAAATGATATTGGAATCACGTAGGCGCTTTTTTGTTGCAATTTTATATCTTGTCTTTTCGCCGCCAGACGCGGACCGCAGACGTAAAAGAACGGTTCTTTTTTTATACCCAGGAGGTACAAAATGGCTTACACATTACAGCAAATTTTTGAAGCTTTAGGAAAAATCGAAAACGGCGGCTCTATGGTGGCTGACTTGCAGACCGAAATCAGCAAAGTACGCAGTGAAGCGGCCAATAATCGCATCTCTCGGAACAAGGTGCTGGACGCCCTTGGCTTACGTGATGGCGATAATGTCGACGATTCTATCAAAAATTTAGCGACGACCTTGTCCGTCCTCCAGCAGTTAGGTGGAGACCCTCAGAAAATGGGGACGCAGATGGAAACATTACAGAAACAGGTCAAGGATTTGACTGATAAGTATACGGCCAGTGAAAAGAAAGCTGCCGAAGAAAAGGCAAAGCGCATCCAGTCCGTCATGAAATCTCAAGTCATGGCTGCCCTTACAGATGGCAAGGCCGTTAAACCGGATGTCTTTGCACAGGTGTTGCTTAGCAACATTAGTGCCAAAGATGATGGCAGCCTTGTCTATAAAGATGGGGATAAGGAGCTTTCGGTTGCAGATGGCGTCAAAGGCTGGCTTAGTGCAAATCCTTGGGCCGTAAAAAATGACAGTCACTCGGGCAGTGGCTCGTCTGGCGGTAGCGGCTCCAGCGGCAAGGCGTATACGATGGATGATTTAAAAGGCATGTCCAGGGCCGAAATCAATGAGCACTGGGCGGATATCAGTAAAGGAGTGAAAGAATAATGGCAATCACCACATTTATTCCTACGATTTGGGAAGCCAGATTGCTGGCACATCTCGATAAAGCCTTGATTTACGGCAACTTATGTAACCGTGATTATGAAGGCGACATTTCCCAGGCCGGCGATACGGTTATTATCAATCAGATTGGCGATATTGCTATCAAGGACTACAAAAAGACGGAAGACATCACACTGGATGACGTCGATGGCACGCCGACCCAGCTCAAAATCGACCAACAGAAATACTTTGCTTTCAAGGTCGATGATGTCGATGCCGCTCAGGCCAATGTCAACTTGATTGATGCGGCCATGCAGCGCGCTTCTTATGGCGTCCGCGATGTCGTGGATCAGTATATTGCCAGCTTCTATAAGAAAGCCGGCGTAACAAAAGGCCTTGGTTCGGATACCACGCCGCTGGCATTGACTACAGCAGCACAGGCCTACGAATCCTTGGTCGACCTCAAATGTGCATTAGATGATAAGAATGTCCGGGCAGACGGCCGCTTCGTCGTCGTTCCGTCCTGGTTCTATGGCCTGATGCTTAAAGACGAACGCTTCGTTGCCGCTGGTACGACCAAGACTGACGCCGTCCTGTCCAATGGGTTTATCGGCACGGCGGCCGGATTCAACATTTATCAGTCCAACAATGTCCCGAATACGGCCAATGCGAAGTACAAAATCCTGGCCGGCACAACGGATGCCATTTCCTTTGCATCCCAGGTCACCAAGACGGAAGCCTTCCGGCCCGAAAAATCTTTCTGTGATGCTATTAAAGGGTTGTTTGTTTATGGGGCTCAGGTCGTGCAGCCGAACGCCTTGGCCTGCATGACGGCAAACCCGACTGCCGGCGCGTAAGCCAATGGAATTGAAGATTGAGGTCCAGGGCCTGGATGAAGCTATTTCCAGGCTGGACCGCATTTCCAGAGGCGCGCGGCAACAGCTTCGTTCGGCTATGTTGTCATCGGTCCGTGACGTTCAGCGGACAGCCTGTGAGAAACATAAATTTGTTACGCGTTCTGGTGAAGCTGAGCGATCCATTGAATCCAACGTACAGTTCAGTGGAGATACCTGGGTGGGTACAGTCGGGACGACTCGCAAGGTCACCATTTACCTGCACCAGGGGACGCCAAAGCATGTCATTACGCCGAAACGGAAATTGGCTCTGCGCTGGACTGCCGGCGGCAAATTCGTTTTTGCGAAACGGGTTTATCATCCGGGAACCAAACGGGACCCCTTTATCTTCAATGCAGCCAACGCCAATAAACGGCAAATCATCGGCCGGTTTGAAAATGCTGTCCGACGGGTTTTTGAGGAGGTAAAATGATGGAATTCATTACACTAGCAGATATTACAGACAACATCCTAACGTGCAGAGACTGTGACGTCGACTATGCCAATGACTACCTTCATCGTTTGGCCGCTTCTTTCAGTCTGTCTGACGCTGACATTCAACTGCCGCCGCGCTTGGCCATCAAACAGCTGGGGAAAGCGGTGGCCTGCCGGGAATGTGCCGCCTCTATGGTTGGTTCAGATACGACGGTTATGGTTGATGGCAGCCGTTCTGAAGATATTTATTTCCAGAAATATAAGATGTACGTCCAGATGGCAAAGGACCTGGAAAGCCGGCTGACTTATGCTGACTTTGCTATCGACGGTATTGATGGCAGCGGGAAAGGGGGTGTCGGGGTAATCCGCTTATCCCGTGCATGATGAACCGATTCCGTCAAATTGCCAATGAAATCTGTGAAATTTTGAAAGATGAATTCCCTGATATGGTATGGCTGAATGCCGTATCTGGCCCGGCGTATCCAAAGGAGTTGACCGGGTATATCTGCTGTGACTCGATTACTTACGAGCCATTCAGCAAGGAGAAGCGCCAGGCTTCGGCTGTCTTCACGATTGAAATTATCTCACCGAACCCGAAAGGGAAAGAGACAGATGCGCAGTATATCGAAGACTTGGCCATGGAAGTTGATGAAGTGCTGCGTGAAAACGAAACAATTGATGGCTGGGCCGAAAGCAGTAACGTCGATAAGATCTTATTTGCTACGCCGGCAGGGATGACGAACATCGGCCTGGCTATTTTCCAGTTCACAGTTACGTATACAGAATAGGAGGGTGCTTATATGGCACGTAAATATGCAACACCGACGAATACCGGCTCTGTAGCTACCGCCGGCAAGGATTACCTGATTTACCTGAATACGGGCGAAACGGAAGCTACGCCGACCTGGACCTTGCTGGGTGGTCAGCGCAGTGGTGATTTGACGCGTAAGGCCGATTCCATTGACGCCAGCAATAAAACGTCTGGTGGTTGGAAGTCTTCGCTGGCCGGGCTCCGCGAATGGAGTATTGACCTGGAATCTGTCGTCATTTTGAACGATGCCGGCTCTCAGTTCCTCGAAGATGCTTTCAATGATGGCCAGCTGGTCCATGTCAAGTTTGAATATCCGGATAAGAAATATCGTACCGGCTGGGCGGCTGTTACTGATTTCAGCCTGTCGACGAAATACGACGATGCTGCCACGATTAAAGGCACATTATCCGGCAATGGCCCGTTGTCTGAATTAACAACACCCGGCGCGTAAGGAGGATTGACCTATGAAGAAAATTCCTTTTGATTTGTTCGGTGACGGGCAATATATGTACTTCAATATTGCCCGTCTGATGCAGTTGGAACAGGCTTGCGGCGAAGGCATCAGTACTATCGTCAGCAGAAATGAATTGAACCTGAATGTCCTGACGAAGATCTTCATGATTGGCCTGGCCCATCATAAGAAGCACAATGAACTGTGGTACGCAGAACGCATCCAGGAATTGCTTGACCAGGGCAAAAGCCTGGAAGAAGATTTCTATATTCCGGCCGTTAAAGCCATCGCCGGCAGTGGTATCCTTGGCAAGGCCGCGTATTATGGCGCTTTCCCGGAAGAGTTGACGGAGAAAGCCCGGCAGGACGTAGCTGACGAAAAAAAAGATTAGAGGCGGAGGGGGCCAGCGACAAGCCGCCCCCGTCTTTTTATGAGTGGCTGGAGTGGGCAGAATCGCAGGCTTATGGCCCATTAGGACTCAAGCCATGGGAATTCTATCGGTTGTCTCCCATGGAGCTGAGCAAGCTCATTGATGGCTACCAGGTGCGCCGGGAAGACCAGGCGTTTACGACGGCCTGGTTCGTCAGCAACATGATAAGTGTTCATACTAAACATCCCGTACCGGCCAAAGAATTGGCCCGGCCGTTCCTGCATGAAAAGACAGACGGCGAACGGGAACGTGAACGCAAGGCGTTTTTAGAATCATTCAAGAGTCAACGAGAGGAGGCGGGATTTGATGGCGACAGTGACGAGTATCTTGGTCAGGATTGGGGCGAATAGCTCTGAGCTTCGCAGGGAATTGTCGGCTACGAGGGCCGAGTTAAGATCTGCATTGGGAGAAGAAACGTTATCGGCATCGAAGGCCGCGGTCATGAGTATTGCGGGGGTAGCCGCTTCCCTCGGTGCGTTAGGCGTCAAAGCCGTCCAGGCGGCTGGGAACTTCCAGCAGGTCCAGGCGGCTATGACGAATATGTTGGGTAGTGCAGAGCGGGCCAAGAACCTGCTTGGCCAGTTACAGGACTTTGCGGCCAAAACGCCTTTTGAATTCAATGATGTGGCCGCGGCTTCGCAGAAATTCCTGGCCTTTGGTTTTACAGCAGAACAAATCATCCCGACATTGAAAGCGGTTGGCGATGCTGCCGCCGGCGTAGGGCTGGGAAAAGAAGGTATCGACCGGATTACCCTGGCTCTAGGTCAGATGGCGGCAAAATCGAAAGTCCAGAGCGATGAAATGCTGCAGCTGACAGAAGCCGGGATTCCTGCCTGGCAGATGCTGGCCGATAAAATCGGTACGTCTGTCCCGCAGGCTATGGACATGGTAAGCAAGGGGGCTGTCGACGCTCAGACAGGCTTACAGGCCCTCGTCGGCGGCATGGAAGAGAAGTTTGGCGGTATGATGGACCAGCAGGCACAGACGATTACAGGCACGTGGTCGAATATGATGGACGGCCTCAGTCAGTCTGCTATTGCCGTTGGCCAGCAGATTTCAGATGCCTTGAATTTGCCGGATCTTTTTTCCTCTTTGGGAGATAGCTTACAGCAGTTTGCTAATCTCGTAAAAAATCAGGGCATCGGCGAAGCCTTGTCGCAGATGATTCCGCCTGAAGTGGAAGTTGCCGCGGCGGGCCTTGCAACGACCCTTACTGTAGCAACAATCCCGGCCCTGCAATCATTCGCTCTCAATGCAAAACTGGCCGCGGCTCCATTGGCCGGTTCTTTTCTGACAGGCCTCAACACTTTGAAAAACGCATTGGCTACAATTCCTCCCGGTATGGCAGCCGCAACCACCAGCTTTACGTTGATGAAAACCGGGGCTGTATCTGCGGGAAGAGGTTTGCTGAGTTTTGCAAGTAGTCTCAAAGGGGCGATTACGTCACTGCCGCAGGTCATATCTGGCATTGGCCGACTGGTATTGGCGTTCGGTCCGCTTGGCCTGGTTGTTGCCGCTGTTGGCGCCGCTATTGCCGCCTTTGTCGCATCGGGTCATAATCTGACGGACTTCCTGAACGTCGTACCTGGGACGATGGAAGCCGTGAATATGGCCGGCACTGCGTTGAAACAATTATGGGGTGAATTAGGGCAGGCTATCAGCAATTTAGTTTCTGCCGCTGCGCCTCTGATTACCTTATTAGCTACGGTATTTACGGCAGCTGTTTATGCTATCATCGCAGTCATCAACGTCGTCGTTGCGGCCTTGTCTTTATTCTTGACCGTCATTACCAATACCATTACAGCGGGCATTGCCGCGTTTAACTGGTTGTATGATGGCGTTTCATCGGCGCTGAGCCGCGTGGCCGACGCTCTGGGGGATATGGCCAACTCAATCCTGCCAGACTGGGCCAAGAGCGGGCTGGAAACTATCCGCAGCTTTGTGAAGACCGCTATCGGCTGGCTGCAAAGCCTCATCCAAAAGATTTTCCAGACAAATAACGCCATGAGTAACGCCGGCAGTGGCATGACGTCTGAAGAAAAAGCCAAGCGCCAGGCAGCGCAGGCCATCCATGATAATCCGCCGAAAGTATCCGATGATACGGACTACACGATGCCTACATTCGGGCAATTTGGTGGTGGAAGTGTTGATACTGGTGGTGCTGGTGGAAGTGCTGGCGGTAGCAGCGGAGCGTCTGGCAGTAGCGCAAGTGCAGGCTCTTACGACCCGCGAGCTGGGGCCATTTATAACGCTCAGGCGCTTAGTGGACTTCCATATGGCACGGGTGATGGCCAAGTTGTTTGCACGACATACATTGAAAATGCCTGGTCGAATGCCGGTGTATCGAATGCCTGGGATTTAGGTCCTAATGCAGATTACTGGGCTCAAAATGCAGGCGGTGCTTTTCATCCGGCAAGTTCTGGGTATACTCCCCGACCTGGTGACGTGGCCATCACGAATGACGGTGAAGGTGACCCCACTGGACATGTCATCATGATTGATGAAAACGGTACTGGTTATTATGCCGCTGGTGGCAGTGCTGGCGTGTCTACGCACTATAGCACGGACCATCGTCAGGCTTTTGATGTCTATGGCTATATTAATATGGCCGAATATGCCGGCTTCTCAGATACTGGTGGACATCAAGCACGTCAGCCTCAATTCAACTGGGACCAAAGCGTTTATACGCAGGCCATCAAGGCCGCGGCTTCAGCCTACAATCAGGATCCGGCGCTGCTGTTAGCCTTGGCCATGAAAGAAAGTGGCGGCAATACAGTCAGCGGCATTTCGATGGATGGTGGCAATGGCGGCGGTATGATGCAGATCCTCAGCGGAGACCAGGACGTTGCCGATGGCAATGGTGGCCGCGTGAAGATTAGCGACTTATACCCTGATTACCAGAGCAACATTTATTCGAATGCCTTGGCCGGGGCAGCCATGTTACAGGATAAAATCAACGCCAATGGCGGTGATGTATGGGCTGGCGTAGCTGACTATTACGGTGGCAGCGATAAGGCGGAATATGCTGCCGAGATTCAATCTAACTACAATCAGGTCAAGGCTCAAGGGGCCGGTGGAACGGGTAGTAACGATTTTGCTCAGCGTATGGTCAATTATCGCAAGAAGATGGCTGACCAGGCACTCCAGACCCATCAGCAGATTGATGACAGTTATGCCCAGTCTACGGCAACGCAGGTCGAGCTGACAGACCGTAAGTTTCAAAAAGAATACGAAAAATTGAATGAGTCCAAGGCCTTCAATGCGAACTATCAGAAAGACAAGGAAAAACTGGACGCCATGTATGCCCAGGAACATCTGAAAGCTGTCGAAGCTGATGCGCAGAAGGAAGCGCAGATTAGAGAAAAGGCTGTCACCATGGCCGCCGATAAGAAGACCAATGCGCCGGCTCTGACTGACACAGCCAGCGATAAAGAACTGAGCAAAATGGAAGCCGACTATGATAAGGCCATTACATCCATTCAATCGAAATGGCAGCAGTATTCTGCCGACTATGCAGGCATGACCCAATCACAGAAGGCCCTGTTCCTAAAAGCCCTGGACGAAGAAAACATTGCCTATGAAGTGTCAGCCGACGGCCGTTTATCCTTCGCCAAGGAAATCTATAACGAAGAGCTGGCCAAGTATAAGGAATTCATCGACCAGAAAACGGCCTACTTCCAGCAGGCCAAGGACATCGAGGCCGATATTGAAGAAGCCAAGAACCAGGTATCTATAGAACGGCTGCAGGCAGTTTTGAGTGATGCCAATGCTATCCGGCTCAACGACTACGAAGCCCAGAAGGCTATGATGGAAACCTATCAGGAAACGTATTTGGCCGCTCATGCGACAACGGCACAAATGGTGGCCGACTTGTATGATAAGGCGTTCAGCGGTCTCAGCTCAGCCATTACAGATACCATCATGGGAACGAAGACACTGGGGCAGGCCTTCCAGAATTTGGGGAAATCGCTGATTCAAGTCATCGTCGAGTTTTACGCTAAGCAGTTGGCGGGGATGCTGGTCAATAGTGCCATGGCGAAGTCCCAGACGTCAGCGGCTGTAGCCCAAACCGCAGCTGAAGGGGCTTCCATGGCAGCGGCTTTGGGGCCAGCGGCCTTCTTCAAGTTAGTCCTCGACCCGGCATCTGCGGGGGTAGCTATGGGACTTATGACTGCCGGCACAGCCGCTGCCCTTAGCAGCTCCATGACGTCGGCTTTTACGGGCCTGGGGGCTTTATCTAAAGGCGGTTCCACCTGGAGTGACAAGCAGTCGTCCTTGGCATCGGCACCCTGGAATGGTCCGAAGCTGGCTTCTGGCGGTATCACCAAAGGCGATACGATTGCCATGATTGGTGAAGGGCACTACGAAGAAGCCGTTTTACCGCTGTCCCGGGATAAGTTTGAACAGCTCGGATTGATTGATCATGAAAAGTCGGTCAATAACGTGTCCATGAATGTCAGTACACTGGACTCGTCATCCTTTACGGATTTCCTCCGTAATGGTGGCTTGGATACCATCCGGCAGGCACTGTTTGAAAATGACCGTAATTTTGCAACGGAAGCAGGTGTATTCTAATGGCTTTGCGGAAATTCCCGATTGAACTGAATAAGCTCAGCTGGTCCAGTACGAAAGCCATGAGCTGGAACACCGAAGTACAGACTTCTGGCAGCGGCAAGGTTCGGACGATGACCAACTTGCTGCTGCCGAACTGGACCATTGAAACGAAGTTTGTCTATTTAACCGATGACGAATATCGTAAACTGGTGGGTTTTGTGGCGCTCTGTAAGGGCGCCTTTGAACCTTTCCTATGGAAAGACCCGGAAGACTACCAGGAAAAGAATCGTCAGCTTCCTATGGTGACGGCGGGAACCTATCAGGCCATCATGGCCATGGGCGATTATGTAGAACCTGTGGAATACATTGAAAACGTCACGGTGTGGGTCGATGGGCAATTACAGAAAAGTTCGGCCTATTCGGTCGTGAATGGCTGTATCGTTTTCAGGACAGCTCCTGGCGCAACGGCCATCGTCAAGGCCAGCTATACATACTGGTGGAAAGTCATGTTCAAGGACGACGGCCTGACTATTGAAAAAGTCTTCCAAAACATCAACAAGACGAAGTCGTTCAAGCTCGTAACGGTGAGGTGAGGTGATGACATGAAAACCGTAGCAAAAGACTTGGAAACATATCTGAATACGGCGAAGAATATGACGTCCTGCGACATCTACGAACTGACCCTGTTCAATGGCCCAACATACTACTACGCCGATACGGACATGGACATCCCTTACGATGGCCATGTTTATAAGCACAATGCCCTGCTCATCAAGCGGGACCAAATCAAGCTGAACAGCAGTGTTGTTGTCGACACGATGACTATTACAATCAATGCTGATACGAAAGACTTGATTGGCAGTGTCCCCGTACTGCAGGCGGCTCATGATGGCGTCCTGGACCGGGCAAAACTCCAGCTTCGTCGTTGCTTCTTCCGGGATAAAACCATTGTTGGCTGCATCTCTCTTTTTGGTGGGACGGCCGAAGTCAAAAGTGCTGGTGGTATCAAACTGCAACTGAGCGTCAAGGCCAAAACACAGGGGCTCAACATGCAGTTTCCTATCCGGAAGTATTACCCGCAGGGAACCTATTCGGCGAACGACAAGAGCCAGGTCATCTCCAGCAAAAACACGGACGATACCTGCCTTATCGCGCCCTTCGTGCCCAGAAAGGAAGTGCTTATATGACAGATGGCGAAAAAATCGCAGTAGCGGCCATGCCCTGGCTGGGAACGCCTCACGTCAACCAGGCCCGGGTCAAAGGTATTGGGGTTGATTGTGGGATGCTGCTGATTGGAGCCCTGGAAGATGCCGGGCTGATTGAGAAGGGAGCCATTGAAATTGCTCCATACTCGAACGAGTGGCATCTGCACCATAGTGAAGAATGGTTTTTATCTTATGTGAAAAAGTATTGTGTACCTATTACCGAGGCGGATATGGCCATCGGTGATTTTTTGATGTATCAGTTTGGCCGATGTGTGTCCCATGGCGGCATTTATATCGGCAATAATCAGATTATCCATGCTGTCATTGACCAGGGCGTTATTTTGTCAGATCTGAATGACGTCATGTTCCTGGACGCCCATGGGAAAAGCCGGCTTCGCGGTATTTATCGGTTCAAGGGGGTGAAATAATGGGTATTTTTCGCGGCCATACAACGACGATTCGAGGTAATAAAATCGCAGACTTTACAGTCAGTACGGCCGAATACGGCGCGCCGGTCCCGGAAATTTTAGGGACAACCCGTGTCAGCGGCAACGTCATTTATTATGATGATTTCACGGCCCATGAACACCGGGAAACACAACGCAGCGGTAAAGGTGGCCACAGCAAGACAGTCACGATCTCTTATACCTATACGGTAGCGGTCCTGATGGGGCTTTGTGAAGGCCCCATCAACGGCGTCAAACGAGTTTGGGTTGGTAAAGAGATTTACAATTATCCAGATTCTAATATCCAGATGACGCTGTGGAAAGGAACGCAGGACCAGAAGCCCTGGGCCTATGTCACTGGCAAGCATCCAGACAAGGCTCTGCCGTACACTGGACTGGCCTATATGGCCGGCGTCATTGACTTAGGAGATAGCGGCAGTATGCCAAATTATAACTTCGAAGTGGCCGGCAAACTGTTAAATACGGGTGATGGCGTTGATGTTAATCCGGCCGACTATATCCGCTATGTCCTGGATAAAGTCGGGCTGAGCAAGGTGGAAATCATCGGGCTCGACAATTATCGGAGATACTGCGCCGCCGCAGACCTGCTAATTTCTACTCCGCCCGATGAAACGCAGTCAAAGAGCGCCAGGGATATCATCAATGAAATTGCGACCTTGACGAATGCTTATGTCTTCTGGTCGAACGACACCTTTAAAATTGTGCCTCTGGATGACCGGACCTACGACACCTGGACGCCGAATCGGACTATCTTGTATAACCTCACGGCAGACGACTTTATCCCGCAGTCTGGTGGGGCGCTGGTAACCTATCAGCGTAAAGACAGTAGCGAAGTCTATAATCAGTTCCCCGTAGAATTCATCAATCGAACCAATGGGTATGAGAAGGAAACTGTTAGCTATGCTGTTACAGATGACATTGTAGATTATGGTCTTCGTCAAGCCAGTACGACGCAGGCTCATTATTTCTACACGAAAGAACGGGCCGTAAAACTGGCAGAATCTTTGGCCAGGAATGGCAAATACAGCCGGAACAAATACACGTTCAAGCTGGACTGGTCTTTCTGCCGGCTCGAAGTTGGCGACCTGGTCACTTTGACGGACGTGAATTGTGGCCTGAACAAGCAAGTCGTGCTCATTGACAGCGTTACTGAAGGAACGGACGGCCTGCTGACCTTCACGGCCATTTCACGGCCTGATGGGGAGTACAGCGAAGCGACATATGATGTCCATGAAACTGACCGACCGTATATCAATTACAATCAGCCGGCACCTGATACCGCAAAGCCTGTCATCTTACAGCCACCGGCAGACCTTACACAAAATGGCTTGGAACTCTGGATCGGTGCTAAAGGTACGGCAGATATGTGGGGCGGCTGTGATGTCTTCGTCAGTGATGACAACGAACATTACCGCTTGGCCGGCCAAATTACCAATACAGCACGGATAGGGAACTTAGCGGCCGCTGTGGCCAAAGACGCAACGACTATCGAAGTCGTCGTCAATGGGACGCTGTTGTCTGGATCTGAACAGGATGCCCAGCGGGGAAACACACTTTGCTGGCTCGATGGAGAGTGTTTGTCATATCAAACAGCCAATCTGCTTACCAATGGCCATTGGCAGCTAACTGGATGCATCCGGGGACAGTATAATACATCGGCCGTCGCTCATGCTGCCGGCGTGCCCCTTGCCCGGTTAGATACAACGCTGCTGCATGTCCCGTTCCGAAAGGAAGACGTCGGCAAGAAAATTTGGCTCAAATTCGCCTCCTATAATATTTTCGGCTCAGGAAACCAGAGTTTGGCCGATGTGAAGGCTTATGAGTATACTATCATGGCGTACTATATCCCGCCGGTATCTGGCCTGCGGGCTTACAACCGCTATCGCCAGATGCCCGATGGCGTCGCACGGTATGACCTGGTAGTCTCCTGGACACCGCCGGAACTGCAAAGCTACCTGAGCGGCGAAGTGTGGTATAAAACAGACCATCAGCAGGCCCAGAACGTCACCATCAAAGAAGGGACTGCCGCCGACAAAGCGGGCTTCGATGGAGAATGGATTTTTGGTGGCAGTGGCAAGAACCAGGTCGTCATTCCGCAAGCTGTCGTAGGGGATACCTATCGAATCTGCGTCTGCACCAAAGATGAATGGGGCATTTCGACATCGCCAGATACGGCGCCTTCCGTCGATATTCTGGTGGCCATGAAAACGACAATTCCCAATGTTCCCGATAACTTTTCCATTGAGTTTGGCAGTGCGGCCACTGTAGCTTGGAATGAAGTTACCAATACAGATGTTGCATACTATGAAATTAGATACGACGCTCATCCTGGAGCCGAAACTGAGGGGATGCTTGCCAGAACGAACAGTACTGCAGTAACAATACCTTTGACCAGCCGCCAGGGTAAATTGTATCTCTATGCCCGGAATGCACTGGGCAAATATAGTGATGCTGCCATTTTGAAGTACAATAAGGCATTGCCGCCTACGCCCAAAGCGCCTATCTTGACCGCGTCACTTGGTGGATTTGGGGTTCGAGCCGAAGCCATCCCTGCCGGATGTGCCGGCATGAACGTTTATATTAATGATGATGCTAATGTCCGGACGGTGAATAATAGCCTTTCTTATACCTGTGAAGCCGGAATTTATGACGTCTGCGTTGCTTACTATGATATGTTCGGGGAGGGCGAAAAATCAGCTTCGTCCCGTGTTACTGTCAAAATTGAAATTGACGGCGACATGATTAAGAATGAGTCTATCTCATTGGCAAAAGTCGACCAGGCTATCCAAGAAACAATTGCCAGCGGGGGCGAGGCTGGCAAAGCAGTCAAAATCATTACTGACAATCTAAATCAAGCAGATGGCTATAAGAATTACACGGCCCTGACACAGCTCAATGATGCCATCAACTTGCGGGTCAAAGCAGATGATGTTGTCAACCAGATTAATATATCCAAAGAATCTATCTTGATTGATGGGAACAAGGTCCATATCACCGGGAAAACGACCATCGACAACAACGTTATCGTTGGTAAAATGCTGGCCGCTCATGCTGTCACAGCCGATAAAATGGACGTCAGCAGCCTTTCGGCTATTACCGCAACCATCGGAACACTGCGGACAAAAACCAGCGGAGCGCGTGTCGAAATAAAGGACAACCTGATTGAAGTGTATGACGATAACAATGTCCTTCGAGTGAGGATAGGGGTGTGGTGATGAAATATTTACACGAATTGGAGGAAATAAAATGAGTGTTGGGTTGCAAGTTTTTAATGAAACTGGCGCAAAAGCACTAGACATCACGGACGGACTTGTACGACTAGGGGGCATCATATCAACGCAAACAAAATCGGGACTCGCAAAAATAGTTAATCCCAATAAATCAAAAGTTTTTGTATTCGTATTATGGCGATCCACGTTTAACGCAGCGCAGCTTGAAATTACAATCACCCAAGATCAAATAAGTTGGAGGTATCCTAATCCGGATTTATACGACGCTTGGGTGAAAAAAAATGGAGCTGATTTATATTACGGATTTTGTTTGTAAACAATAATAAGGGTGGCTAAATTGTCTAACTATATCCAAGTGACTAATGCTCAAGGCATAACTGTTATCAACGATATATATAAAAACATATCATTAACACAATCTAAAAAAAACATACCTATTGTTCCTCATTATGATAATGAAGGTTTTCCGCAAAATGCTATTAGCTATTATGCCGGTAAGTATTCAGATACAACTGGGGGCACGGGTATATTTCCTCTCAATGGGCATCCTGCCTGTGTTTTTTCTTGTACCAATCCTAATTTTGATTTTTATGGATTTCAAGCAAAAAACGTATTTTATCTTGGCATTGCGGGGATTAACGGACATCAAGTTTTTGAATTGAATAATGCTGTTTCTGTGTATATGTTTGATTATCAAACATATACTGGTAATTCTAAATTAGGGCTGCAGATATTTAATAAAAACAAAGATGAAATTTTTAATAGTAATTTAAAATATCTGCGAGTTTTAGATATTATATATTACCCACCTGGAAGCCCTAAAACTAGTTTGATTAAAACATATAACCATAAAATTGGTGTTTTAATAGGGTCGTTCAAGATAGGTGCTATTGAATCAGATAATCCATATTTCCAATGTGTAAGTTTCCCATCTGAAAATAGCATAAGGATTGATGCTTCATCCGGAGACCCCTTGGAAGGCACAACCAATATATTAATAATAAATTTGGATGAATTTGATTAGGAGAAAACTATGAAACGACAAGCTTTTCAGCCCGGAGAGATCCGGGACGAGCAAGATAATGTCATACGACGGGGTGCTTATGGTAAAAATACAGCTTTGGCGACGTCGGATAATACGGGGATTTTGGATTACATCATCAATAATTTTCAAGCACTGTTCGATATGATAAGCGGTGCCTGCGTGTATGTAGAAGAACTGCCGATAAGCGGTGATACCGATAAACTATATGTCGTCAAATCAACGGGCAAAACATATCGGTGGGACGGAAAGCAGTTTATTCTTGTATCTGAAGCTGTTGATGGATTAAGTGCATATGAAATTGCAAAACAAAACGGATTTACCGGCACAGAAAAAGAGTGGCTTGAGTCATTTCGAGGCGAAAAAGGAGATCAAGGTGAAAAAGGCGAGAGCATTACGGGTGCAACTGTAGATAGCGACGGATATTTGATGCTTAATTTAAGCAGTGGACAAAGTATTAAAACAGAGCTAAAACCGATTATTGAAGCAAAGCAGTATGCAGATAATGCGGGAGCTAGTGCAATTCAGGCAAGAGAAAGCGAAATGAATGCGGCCACCTATGCTGATAATGCGAATGAGTCCAAAACAGCCGCTAAGACAAGTGAAGTAAATGCCAAGGCTAGTGAAGTAAATGCCAAGGCTAGTGAAAAATCAGCAAAGTCTTCAGAAGAAATAAGTTTAGCAAAAGCAGAAGAAGCGTTGGCTAGTGCCACATCAGCGTCTAATAGTGCTACAAATGCTTCTGAAAGCGAATTAAACTCTGCTAAATCAGCAGAAAGAGCAGAGGACTCATACAATAAAACGGCCAGTATACAAAGCGATTTCCAGGTGATATTGGATACTGCCAAAGCATCTGAAACAAATGCTTCCAATTCTGCAAAAGAAGCTAAAACTTCCGAAATAGCAGCGGCTACTTCTGCAAGTAATGCTTCTACCTCAGCAGAAAAAGCTAAGGCTTCTGAAACCAATGCAGCAAATTCCGAGTCTAATGCATTACAATACAAAGATTCGGCTCTTGAAAGTAAAACTGCTTCCGCAAACTCTGAAAGCAATGCATCTAAATCAGAGATAAATGCAAAAGCAAGCATGAATGCAGCATCAGCATCAGCAACGTCTGCAAGCACATCTGCAACAAACGCAAGTGTATCAGAAGGGCATGCAGCTACTAGCGAAACAAATGCAAAACAAGCTTTGGCGGAATCACAAAGAATACAGAAAGAAGTAGAATCTGCATTAACTAAGGTAACTGGTTTTGCTAAATACGCTGGTTCTGTTGATAACTACAGTGACCTCCCTTTAACGGGAACGAATACTGGCGATGTTTGGAATGTCGTAAATGCTGATGCCACCCATCAAATTAAAGCTGGCGATAATGTTATTTGGAACGGGAAAGGCTGGGATAACCTATCTGGTTTCGTTGATTTGTCTAATTACCCAACAAATAAGGACGTAGCAAAAGCAATCGTCGATACTACATATTCTGGCGGTACGATTACTTTTATTCATAAAGATGGAACAAAGTCTACGGCTACTATTGGAGATACTTCGCACGCTATACAGGCAGACCAAGACGGCGAAGGTAATGTTATTGCGGATACGTACTATAAGAAAGCAGACGCTTCTACTATCCATCAATCATTCCAAAACCAGATAAACTCTAAACAGGACAAACTTACATTTGATAGTACTCCTACGGCTGACAGCCATAATCCTATTACTAGCGGTGGAGTAAAGAATGAACTTGATAAGTATGCTAAAAAGACAGATTTAGCACAGTATGCCCAAAAGACAGATGTCCCTGCTATTACAGTATCCGGGAACACCATTTCGTTCGGCAGTGTCACAATTGGAGTTGATTAAAAATGGCAAAATATATTAGTGTGACGAGAGCGAATGGAGATTTAGAATATATTAAGCTTGTAGATACAAAATCATACGGGTATAGCTATTTCCCAGTTTCATGCTCTGATGGCGTGACCCGGTATGCGCAGCTTGGAGAAAGTTCTGACGATAATGCATCACACTTATGGATAAAGCAAAACGGCGTAAAAAAATACGTAATAAGACAACCCAATGTTACATCGTATGTTTACTTAACGATGGGTAAATATACAGATATATACGGATTTTCCAATGTTGGTTCTTTGAAATTTGGGGCAATCAGCGGCACGTTTACGTACAACAGTAAAACAGTTACCGTCCTAACTTTTGAGTTTTATAACCCGTATGTCGATTTTGCTATGCAAATCGACGGCGAAACAAGTGGGACTTATAATGCTAATGTCACGCTAATAGACACCGACACGGATAAAAAAGGAAGTATATATTTTAGTGGCATGTATTATCAGAGCTACAATAAAGCATTTATCGGTGAACAGACACTCTACAGTGGCAATTTACATGATTTTTTTTCAGATAGTAACGTCGGGAAGAAGTATATAATAAAAGTCGATATTGCAAAACAATAATTAAAATTCTTAAATCTTACAATTAAGGGAGAATGAATTGCTCACTTCTATTATCACATCATTAACCGTAACAGCAATTACAACATGTTGCGCTTATATATGGGGTCGCTATTGTAGTGACCAGTCATTAAAGAAAGGCGTACAGTCGTTACTCAGAAATTCCATGATCCAATCTTACCGTAATTTTAAGCAAAATGGTTGTACCGTACAAGACAAATCTGACTTTGAGAATATGTACCTTTGTTATCATGCATTAGGACAAAATGGAGTTATGACAGAAATCTATCATGAAGTCATGGGGATGGATGAACGTGAATGAAACAAAAGATAATTGAATTAGGTAAGTGGGGACAGCATAACTGGCTCCCCCTTATTATCATCATGTCTATCTGCATGATGATTTTTTTGTGTACCGTAATGGTTTCGTGGCTGGTCGGGTTCTGGGCCAATGCCTTGTTGGGTATGCACTTTGAATTAGCTTCCTGCTGGAGTGGTATTAGTGTAGTCGTAACTGGCATGGCAGGCATTGTAGCTTTAGCTGGTGCTTGCTGGACTAAATACCATACAGACAGTAAATTCAATACTCCCATGGGTCAACCCCCTAGGACTCAAACAGTGGTACAAAATATGATTAACCGTACTATAGACAATAAGCATTAGAAAGGACAAATAATAGATGAAAGTTATCGACATTTCTGATTGGCAAGAAGACATTAACTTTGACGATATTGTCAATGCTGACGTAGAAGGCGTAATCATTAAAGCGTTGAACGGACAATCTCCGACGGCTTGCGTCTATGATTTCATCGGCGAATGTCGTAAACGCGGCTTACTTTGGGGCGTCTATTGCTATACTCACGCCTGGACTCCCGACGAAGCCCGCGTAGAAGCACAGGCTATGCTGAATTTGCTGGGCGGTGAAACGCCGGCGCTGGGAATTTGGTACGACATTGAAGATGATCCCGACACGCTACCGAATCCGGTCAAATGGCTGACCGGAATTGCTGATCCTACGGGTCGATGCTCGGCGTTTATTTCAGAACTCAACGCGGCCGGCCAGGCGGCTGGAATCTATGCTGGTTATTACGCCCTTCGCGATTACATCGCAACGAATGAATTGGCCGACTATGTCCCGATTTGGTATAACCAATATAACGCAACATGTGATTATGCAGAGGTTTGCCACTTACCGCTGGCCGGATGGCAATACACATCGAATGGTCGTATTGATGGATGGGATTGGGGCCTGGACATAAACGAATGGTATATGTAGGAGGTGATCTTATTGTATCTGCCGCAGAGAACGGAGGTTGAAGCCATTGTCCAACAAAATAAAACGCTTATCATTGCTTGCTTGTTGCTGTTTCTGGTTGCTATTGCCGGCGGCTGGCTGGTGTACCGACACTACGATAGACAAGCAGCCAGCGACAATAACGATGTCCGACGTACAGTACAATCAATTACGGACGACAATCAGAGAGCTAGAGAGCAACTTGTCAACGCTTCAGATGAAATTGAGCAAGCTCGACAACAACTCGACGGCATTGCAAAATCAATTAACGACAGCCAACGAACGGCTGGCGAAAACAAAGAACTCATTGCAGACAGCCAACGTCTCATTGACTCAAGCCAGCAACGAATTGCAGAGGCAGAAAGAATCTTTGCAGACATTGACCGAACAAATTAATAAAATGACAAAAAAAGAAGCCCGCTTAAAACGGCAACGTGATACCTGGGCTGTAGCAGCCGGAGTGTTATTAGTCGGCCTTGCTATGAAATAGCTGGCACATAATATGTAATATAAAGAAATTTTTATTTATTGATGTGACCAGAGAACAAAACGAGAACAAAATACTTAAAACACAAAACAAAGGGGATGTGATAAAGGGACTCGATGCCTGAAATGTCCTGATAAAATGGGGCTTTTTAATGCCCGAAAAAACAGGTGAAAATCAATGAAAAAATGCCCGGCATGATGTAA